CCTAGCAAGTGCGGCTGGTGCTTATAAAAGACTTCGTGAAAATACTATGAATAAACTTGATGAAGTTAGCGATAGCGTTAAAAATAAGATTTTAGACCCTAAATTTAAGTTACTACTAAAAGCAGATGCTGGTCTTGACAAATTGATGACAAGCCGCAGTTATACAGATAGTAAGGCTATGGCTGTTGCTATTTTAGGTGATATCGCTAACCGCCTCATAGCACCAGACAGCGATGATGTAGCAAACTTTGCAGCACTTATGGGTGACTTAATGAGCAGCGAAGGTGAAGCATTTGGTCAAAAGAAAGGCGATGCTGAATACGATAGTGATAAGAAACTTGCTATTCTTCTTGCACAAAAATATCTAAAAGAGTTAAATCTTATTAAGCAAAAACCAGAATTAGAAAGCCAATATCGTAAAGATATTAATCGCAAGCCAGAAAAGATTAAAGGAAAGAAGACTGAAAGTGAAATCTTTGCAGAAGAAATCATGGGTATTGGCGAAGATAATATGGGTGCTAGTGTAGAAGATATTACTGACGCAATTAGCCACCGTCTTATGAATAGTGGTGCAGCAAACAAGATGCTACGTGCGCATGGTCTTGACAAGGTTCTAGATGCTATTCATAATGTGGCACAAGATCATGTTGGTGCAGAGGAACTTGGCACTAGTGATATTAGCATTATGGTTAAACAAGTAATGCAATCACTTGGTATGCGTGAAGATGCTGTAAAAGAAAGCGGATTACAATACTATACTGGTAAAAAGAAGTATGGTAAAGATGGTATGGCTGCACTTGCAAAAGCAGGTCGTGAAGGCGCAAGCCAAGAAGAACTTGGTAAAATCAAAGACAAATATATTAAAAAAGAAGATGCAGTTAACGAAAGTCCAATGACTACACCAGTTGAAATCAATGGTAAGCAAGTTGATGTTCATTCATTAGAAGTTGTTATTCCAGATACAACAGATTATCCAGATTTCAGTGATGCGCATTTTGCTTCGGGCCAATATACAGATGGCACACCAATTGATGACCAAGACCTTGATGATTTGGCTAGAACACATGGTGATTTACTTCATGTAATGGCACATGACCAGTTTAATAGCATGGATTATAATGAAAGTGTTGATGAAGCAGGTATTAATCTTGGTGGAAAAATTGGTGCTGGTGCACTTGCATTAGGTTTAGGTGCTACTGCTGCTGGTATGATGCCAGATGACAAGGCAGTTCCTTATATGGTAAAACCTGGTTCACATGGTGGGTATGAAGTTGTGTTAAAGCGCAATCCATCACATGAACTTGTAAATTTTGATGACAAAGAACAAGCATATGCTTGGATTAAACAAAAGATGCAACCTAAGACAAAAATTGATCCATTTGAAGATGCTGTAACAGAAGAACCAAATGAAGGCAACGAGTTTAGTGGTGCGCTTGCCGCAGCAAAGGCTAGTGGTAAGAAAGAATTTGAAGTAGATGGTAAAACTTATCCAGTAAAAGAAACTACTGCAAAAAAAGAAAAAAAGGAAACCCCAATGAAAAACAAAAATATTGAAGAAATGCGTAAGTTGGCAGGTTTGCCTCTAATGGAAAACTATGTCTATGCACAAGAAGACGACATGGAAGACATGCAAAAGCAATCAGATGCAGGTGAGCCAAGTGCTGACGACAAGGCAGAATATGATCAAGAAGGTCGTATGGGCAAGAATCGTTTAGCAACAATCAAGGACGCAGCAACTGAACTTGAAAAAATGTTGCAAGATGATGAAAATCTTCCTGAATGGGTTCAAGACAAGATTACTATGGCTGCTGATTATATTGACACCGTTCGTGATTATATGAAGAGCAACGATGTAGAATATACAGATGAAGCACATGTTGAAGAAGCAAAGAAAGAAAAGCCAGATTACCTTGACTTTGACAAGGATGGCGACAAAGAAGAATCTATGAAGAAAGCACTTGCTGACAAAAAGAAGATGAAAGAAAGTGCTGATTTGACTTGGCTTCAAGCAGTTGCAGGAATTAAAAGCAAATGAGTAATTTAGAAGATATTAAAAGACTTGCTGGATTATTTGAAACTGAAGTTGTAAGTGAAGCAGCAGTGCGAACTATTGATGATGCTATAAATGCACTTGCAAATTTACGTCAAAGTGCAAAACAAATGCAAATAAATCATATTAATACTAATGGGCTTGCAAATGATGTTATTGAAGATTTATATGCCGTGATTTTGTTTTTAGAACAACATAAGGCAACTATGCATAATGGCTGATACAACTTATGATTTAGCATGGCTCCAAGATTGGGCATCTAAACAAGTATATACAGATAGCGGAAACACAAGTTGGTTGGTGCTAAGTAAGGTTTGTCCTAACTTTCCCAACCACGCTATTAATATAGGTCCAACAGAAGATGGTCGTTATTCTGTTCAACTTACTGGTCCAATTATTAATGGCGATACAGTCTATATTAACCCAACTAGTTAAAAATCCAACCTAAATTCTCAAGTTTATGAATCCAAGTAAAAATTGGTGTGCTAAATTGTAAATTCCACTTACCATTAAAACCAAGATAATCAATATTTTTAATTATAGAATCTAAAGTTTTACCAGATTTTATTTGCTGAGAAGCCCATGGTTCTGGATAAATTGGTTCATATTCACCAGCCCATATAAATCTAGGTAAACTAATATCTTCAAATTCAATATTTTCAATAATTACTGCTTGATCACATAAATTTGTTGTATTAGCATTAGTTTTATTTTTTAATACTATCCATAAATTATGTGTATCATTTATAAGCAAATCGTTTCTTTTAATATCTAATTTTTCTATTAGTAATCCTTCATATAAAATATCACGATTTAATCCTACTTGAATGTGGGGATATTCACCACAATATAATCCTTTAAGAGTTAACTTAAACTTAAGTTTATGCATATCCAATAGACCTTAACCAAGAAGCATATTCTGGATAAATTTCTAGGGCTTTAAGATTGTATATATTATCCCAAAACATTAAATGATTACATAGTTTATTTTCTAATTCATTCACGTTTTCTGGTGTTTTCTCGTTGCACATGTTAATTATAGTATCACATTCTCTAATAAGTTTCTGATTAATAGTCCCTAGTGACCTACCATTTTGTATAGTCTTAAATTGAATGTTTTTTGATAAAGTATTTTTTAAATCTTGTAATTCGCTAATAAATTTTATTCTAATTTCTTGTGGCAAAACGTTCACTTGTAAAAAATCTGGCTCTATTAATGGTATAGATTCAATAATCAAGTTGTTTTGGGATGCAAATTGAATTAATTTAGAATAATTATTAACACTTAATAATTGTGGAACAGTTCTTAACACAATATTAATTTTATTATCTAAACCATTAAAATCTTTAATTGTTTTAACTAAACTTTCTGTGTCACATCCTTGTCTTATATAATCATTATTCTTGTATAATGACTCGATACTAATTTCAATATCAACTCTTTCAAAGTATTTTAATTTTTCAAATAATGCTGTATCTATTTTAGAACCATTTGTAACAAAACTTAAACTAATTTCATGTCTTTTATTTGCAATCAAGTAATCAATTATTTTGTAAAAAGATTTTGATAACGTGGGTTCTCCACCCATAAAGTGTATTCTTTTTACACTTATAGTATCAATTGCTTGCAAAAAATTATCATAGGCAGTTTTGTTTTTAGACCAATCTTTAGTAGTTGGACCACTATATTTTTTATGAATTTTTAGATAACTTGCTATTTTACTGCTTGCTTTTTCATCACACATTTTACAAGCAAAGTTGCATTCGTTGCCTAAATCTATATGCCAATCAATAGGCAAAAGACTTGTTTTTTCTTTATTTTTGCTTTCTTCAAAATGTTTATACCAAGGACTTTGTTTATAACTTTTGTGAAAGTTAAGTTCAGTAAAAATAACTGACTTAAAATTTTCTTTAATTCTACGACTTTCATGTCCTAAACTTTCTTGTTTATAACACTGTCTGCATGCAGAAACATGTTGTTCACTATTAATTTTTTGTCTAAAATCTTCCATAGGCTTACTGTTAAACCATTCTGAAACTGTCATATTTGCTATATTATATTTTTGACTTTCAGAATCATCATAGATTTTTTCTTGTTCACTACAACATGCACCAAAACTGCCATCCCAATATAAGTGAAGATTGGACCAAGGAACATTACAAAAAACTTTTTCATTTGGCATCAAAATACTTATTGACATTTATTTGGCAATCAACTATTTTTAATCATGAGCCGAAAATATATTGCTATTACTCTTGCTTCCGTGTATAAATACATTATGCACTTGGTAACAAGTGTATAAGGCACAATTTAGGCAAACAGAAAGGGAAAAACTATGGCTTCATTGGCAGAAATCCGTGCAAAACTTGCACAACAAGAAACCCGCAGTAGCGGTTCTAACGGCGGCGGTCGTGATAACGCAATCTATCCACATTGGGACATTCCAGAAGGTTCTACATCACGTATCAGGTTCTTACCTGATGGTGATGAAAAAAATGATTTTTTCTGGGTTGAACGTGCTATGATCCGTCTCCCATTTTCGGGAGTTAAGGGTCAAATGGGCAGCAAGCCTGTTGTTGTTCAAGTTCCTTGTATGGAAATGTATAATGAAACATGCCCAATTCTTACAGAGGTTCGCACTTGGTTCAAAGACAAGAGCCTAGAAGAAATGGGTCGTAAGTATTGGAAGAAGCGTTCTTATATCTTCCAAGGATTTGTTCGTGAAAATCCACTTGCAGAAGACAACGAACCCGAAAATCCAATTCGTAGGTTCGTAATTAGCCCAAGCATTTATCCTTTGATCATCGCTGCTTTGAAAGACCCTGATATCGAAGAAATTCCAACAGATTATGATCGTGGGTTGGATTTCAGTATCACTAAAACTAGCAAGGGTCAGTATGCAGACTATGCTACCAGCAAGTGGGCGCGTAAGGAATCCGCACTCATTCAATCAGAACGTGCAGCAATTGATGCATTTGGTCTGTTTGATTTGAAGAGTTTCCTTCCTAAAAAACCTGGCGATGCTGAACTTAAAGTTATTAAAGAAATGTTTGAGTCTAGCGTTGATGGTGCAACATATGATGAAGCACGTTGGGGTCAATACTACAAGCCAACTGGTCTACGTGGTGATGCAGTCGATGCAGAAGACGTATCAGTTGCTCGTAGTGTTCCTTCTGCTCGTCCACAAGTTGCAAGTGTTAAAGAAGAAACTGCTCCTTGGGATGAAGATCAGCAAGTAGCAACTGCTCCAATTAGCACAGCGCCAAAATCTGATAGTAATGCTCGCGCTGCTGAAATTCTTAGCATGATTCGCAATCGTAAATCAGCAGAGTAATGATATCTAAGTGAGCGGGTAAAACCGCTCACTTTTTCATTGGAGTAATTATGAAAATCGTGTGGCTCAAAACAGGTGATTTTATAGAATTAGAAGTTCTTAACCATGATTTAATGAACTTTTTAGTTAGCACTTGGGAAACAAATAATCTTAATAATTTTTATAATTTAACCAAAGTTGAAAGTAAAAACTTACTTTCAGAATTACACGATAATTTAGCAAAAACAAATGATTTATTAATCAATTTCTTTAACATTACAGACTTAAATCTATCGGCTTCGCTAGATCAAAATGATCTTAACCTAATACATGAAAAATGGGTAATGTTATTTGCAAAATATCCAAATATAGGAAAGTTACTTGAAAAAAAACAAAGTAATGCAGAGTTTCATATAAAAGATATCAATACAAAAATTCATCAATTAGAGGAATCCTTTAGTATTACTGTTGATAATAAAGTATATGCACCTATTACAAATAAATTTGGTGATAGTATTATTAGTTTTAATACATCAAATATTTTTGTAAATTATACAAATTTAGGTAGATATACATATAATAAGTGGCATAACTACGATAGAAGTTTTAAAAATATTGATCATAATGATTTTGTTGAAATTCATGGCAATTTGAATATAAACCTTTTAGACCACAAACTTTAAATCCAAGCAAAGAATATACAGATTGGTGTACTGCAAATAAACTTTATCCTACTGGCATTAGAATCAATTTAGCAAATTTTGTGAATTTAGAAGATAATTTAACAAATTACCGTGAGTTGTTTATAAGAAATTTCTCAGATATCAATAATCAACTAAAGTTTATTGATTAATGAAAAAACATAGTGTATAATAATTAAAGTTAGGGAAAAAATTATGGCTAAACCATTTGACATATCAAAATTTCGTAAGGATTTGACTAAGGCAATACCAGGTATGAGTATTGGGTATAATGACCCAACTGATTGGATTTCAACAGGAAACTATACTTTAAATTATCGTATTAGCGGTGATTTCAAAAAAGGTATTCCACTTGGTAAAGTAACGGTTTTTGCTGGTGAAAGCGGTGCTGGTAAAAGTTATATTTGTAGCGGCAATATTGTGCGCAACGCTCAACAGCAAGGCATTTATGTATTCTTAATTGATAGTGAAAATGCACTTGATGAAGATTGGCTTAAAGCACTCGGCGTTGATACTGGCGAAGATAAACTTATGAAAGTTAATATGGCGATGATTGATGATGTTGCCAAGTTTATCAATAATTCGATGGAAATGATCAAGGCTATGCCAGAAAACGAACGCCCAAAGGTTTTGTTTGTAGTTGATAGTCTTGGTATGTTACTTACACCGACTGATGTTAATCAATTTGAAAGCGGCGACTTAAAAGGTGATATGGGTCGTAAACCAAAAGCACTTACCGCACTTGTTCGTAACTGTGTGAATATGTTTGGCAGTTATAATGTTGGCATGGTCGCAACTAATCATACCTATGCTTCACAAGACATGTTTGACCCCGACGATAAGATTAGTGGTGGTCAAGGATTTATCTATGCATCTTCTATTGTAGTAGCGATGCGTAAGTTAAAATTAAAGGAAGATGAAGATGGCAACAAGACCTCGGAAGTAAATGGTATTCGTGCTGCGTGTAAAGTTATGAAGACACGCTATTCTAAACCATTTGAAGGCGTTCAAGTTAAAATTCCATATGAAACTGGTATGGACCCATATAGCGGACTTATTGATATGTTTGAAGATGAAGGTATTCTTGTTAAAGAAGGCAATCGTCTCACATATACAAGTCCTGTAACAGGAGAAATTATCAAGGAGTTTAGAAAGAATTTTACAAACGAACAACTTGATATAATTATGGAAGAGTATAAAAAACATACTCTTGTATCTAAAAAGGAAGAAGTAGAAGATGAGTGATACAAGCGAATTACTTGTGCAATTTTGGCAAACTGTTAAAGAATATATTCCAGCAAAAGATCGTCAAATTGCAGCCGACCATGCAATTAATGAATTGGTTGATCTTGGTATAACTGACAACGATTTACAAGAACTAGCCGTGGATAGTGCCATGAGAGCAGCTATAGCAGAACATCTTGATGTAGAAGATAGTGACGAAGACAGCGATGAAGAATGAGTAGTTGGTATACAAAAGTAAGTCAAGATATCAGTTCTATACCAGATTTCATAGACCATTATGAAAATGAGCTAGAAGTAGCCAAACATGATATCTATGTTAAAGGTATTGTAGAAAAAAACTTAAGTCAGTTGCCTGGTATTACTGCTTACAGATTTAATCAACTACAAGAAATTGAAGCTGTTTTGAATTTTCTAAACATTCAACTTCGCAAAATACGCCGCAAACATTTTCAAAAGTATCTTGAGCATTATGCTCGTGCGCTTACGAGCCGTGATGCTGAAAAATATGTTGATGGCGAAGGTGAAGTAATTGATTATGAAACTATTATCAACGAAGTTGCTTTATTGCGTAATCGTTGGTTGGGTGTAATGAAAGGTCTAGAAAGTAAAAACTTTATGTTAGGACACTTAGTTCGGTTAAAAACAGCAGGCATGGAAGATTTTACCGTATCTTAAATTTATATCCGCATATAATCAATAATATATACATTTACAAAGGAATTATCGATGAATAAAGCACTTATCACAGGTATTGCAGGTCAGGACGGAAGTTATCTTGCAGAACTGTTATTGGAAAAAGGTTATGAAGTTCATGGTCTTATTCGACGCCAAGCAAATTTTGACCATCCAAATATTGCAAATATTAAAGACAAAATTAGTTTTCATCATGGTGACTTAGGTGACGCAAATAGTATTCGTAATTTAATTGAAAAAATTAAACCTACTGAAATTTACAATCTTGCAGCACAAAGCCATGTAAAAGTAAGTTTTGAAATGCCTGAACTTACTGGTGATATTAATGCACTAGGACCACTGCGTATTCTTGACAGCATTCGTTCATTAAAAATGACAAGTGATACTAAATTTTATCAAGCATCTACTAGTGAAATGTTTGGCATCCAAAAGTTTAATCCACAAAAAGAAGATACGCCATTTTATCCTGGTTCTCCTTACAGTGCTGCTAAACTCTATGCTTATTGGATTACTGTAAACTATCGTGAAAGTTACAAGATTTTTGGTTGTAATGGTCTGCTATTCAACCATGAGTCGCCTCGTCGTGGTGAATTGTTTGTAACACGTAAGATTACTAAAGCATTTGCTAACATGGTATTAGGTAAGCAAAAAGTGTTGGAACTTGGTAATATGGATAGTCTACGTGATTGGGGTCATGCAAAAGATTATGTTCGTGCGATGTGGATGATGTTGCAGCATGATACACCAGATGATTATGTTGTTGCAACTGGCATACAAGCAAGTATTCGTGATTTCTGTAACTTAACTGCTGACCATTTTGGTATTAAATTGTTATGGGAAGGCAGCGGTATTGATGAGGTTGCTCGTAATAGCGTTACTGGCGATGTAATGATTCGTGTAAATCCAGAATTTTATCGTCCAGTAGATGTTGTTAACATTCAAGGCGATGCTACCAAGGTTCGTGAAGTTCTTGGATGGAAGCCAGAATATAGTTTGCAAGACCTTGTTCACGATATGTGTGAAGTAGATTACAAACTTGCAAAGGCTTATCTATGACAAAAACAGTTCACGCTCCTATTAGCGTAGGTGAATTAGTTGATAAAATAACAATTCTACAAATCAAACAAGATGAGTTTGAAGATGAGGTTAAGTTATCTCATGTTCGTAACGAATTAGGTGAGTTAAACAAACTTGCCACAGAATTAAATGTTAATGTTGTGCAAGAAATGGCAGAATTGCGTAAGGTAAATGAAGTAATTTGGCATAATGAAGATGCCGCAAGAAAGTTTCCTAGCGATAATTACACAGCACTACATGCGCTAGATATTGCAAAAATTGCTATGCAAACATATGCAGCAAATACTCGTCGTGCGCAAATTAAAAAAGCAATAAATGAAAAGTGTGGCAGCACAATAGTTGAAGAAAAAAGTTATACATAGGAAAATTTTATGAAAAAGATATTAGAATTAGGCGATCATTATGTAAGTGATTTTATGAAACCAGGCGCAGAAATGCGTGAAACAAAACCATGGTCACTTGACCTTTATCTTGATGAAACTATTGGTGCAGTTCGTCTCGACGGTGTTGCGCCGCTTGATAAGATGTATGGACAGTATTGGTATCGTAGTGGTATTAATACAAGCATGACAAAGCAATTAGGTGAAATTGTATCTGAAATTACTAGCCGTGTAAAAATTAATGACGATGATGTTTGGTTAGATATTGCTTGTAATGACGGAACATTGCTTCGTCAAGTTCCTAATAACATGATTAAGTTAGGTATTGATCCAGCCGATGATTCATACTTGGAAGAAAGCAGCAAAGTTGCAGAAGTTGTGCAAGATTTTTTTAGTAAAGATGCTTATGATAGTCTTGGATATAGCGATAAAAAAGCAAAGGTTATTACTTGTATCGCTATGTTTTATGACTTGAATGATCCACGACCATTTATTCGTGATGCTCACGAAATACTTGCAGATGATGGTGTATTTGTGCTAAAAATGAGTTATACGCCACTTATGCTAAAGCAGTTGGCTTTTGACAATATTTGTCATGAACATGTATATTACTATGATCTACGTAGTATTAAGAAGTTATTTGAAAGTGAAGGTTTTGTGTTGCGTGATTGTTCACTTAATGATACTAATGGTGGTTCATTCCGTGTTACATTCCAAAAGGCTGATAGCGATGAAAAGACTTTTGCTACGCAGCAAGTTCGTGACGTATGTGAATTCCGCATTAACTCAACTCTTTCTTATGAAGCACAGGAATGGGATATTACCAGCGAAAAACTTTGGAAAGAATTTGGTGATAATATATGGGAATTAAAGATTCAAGTTCTTGCATTTTTACATAAAGCCAAAGAAGAAGGCAAAAAGGTTTATGGATATGGTGCCTCCACTAAAGGTAATACACTACTACAATTATTTGAAATTACACCAGATTTGGTAACTGCAATTGCCGAACGTTCACCATATAAGTTTGGTTTATTAACTGTTGGTTCAAATATTCCTATTGTGAGTGAAGAAGAAATGCGAGCAGCAAATCCAGATTATCTACTTGTTCTGCCATGGCACTTTATTGATGAGTTTGTGAAGCGTGAAAGCGATTTTATCGCAAAAGGTGGTAAGTTAGTTGTTCCTTGCCCAACATTTCAAGTTATTGGATAAAAAATGAAGAACGTAATATTTTTCAACCACTGGCATTATGGCGACCTATTCTCTACACGAGGATGGGTCGCTGATATTAAACGTCAACTCCCAGATTCTGTTTTTTATTATGCACATAAAAAAGATAATCGTGCTACGATGGATTTAGCAGAAAAGTTAGATGATGAAAACAACGATGCAGTACTAAATGGTATTAGCCAGTGGAATCGTTTTGGTAGCGATAGCGATACTATACTAATTAACACTTGGGTTGGAAGTTATATGGGATTATGGGCAAATACTCATCCATCTTATATTAGCCATCATCGTATTATCGGTGAATGCTACAATAACATTCGTCAGCAATTCGGTGTTGAATTACAATTAAGTGATGATGTGTGGGATTATGTGCCACAAATTGATTATAGTTACTATCATACCCCACTTAAGGAAATTCAAAAAGAATTAGTAGGAAATGTGTATTTGTTCTGCAACAGCGCAGTAGCAAGTAAGCAAAGCAGCATGGATAATATGCAAAAAATTATCGAGTATGTTGCTGACAATCATAAAAACGATACAATTGTTGCTACAGAAAAGTTTGAAACTAAAAGTAAAAATATTATCTTTACTGATGATATGTTTGTAACTGCTTGTGATCTTTGTGAAATTTCACTACTTTCAACCAAAGTAAAACTTATTGTTGGTAAGAACAGCGGACCATTCACTTATGCCAATACTAAAGAAAACTTACTTGATAAAAGTAAAGTATTTGTAAACTTTAGTCATAAACCAGAAGATACGCTGCCATATGGTTTAGATATTGGCGCAGATTTCCGTTTTAGTAGCACCACTTTTGCAAGTCCTGCTGTTCGCACTATTGAACGTGCAATAGATGATATTAAAAACAATAAACAAACAAGTGGATACCACTTAGAAAAGTAATATGAAATATAGATTTTTATTTGTTAATACACGTGAAGCCAATTGTTCCATTTATGAAAAAGGCGTTACCTTTTTTGATATAAATGAAGATAGTGAAAACTGGCATATGGATTATGTTGAAGTAGATTATCTTGATCGTGATCAACTTTATAATGGTCGCATAGTTCTTAAAAATGGTATGGCTCCGCCAAAGTATGATACTATAATTTGGAATTATCATCCTTATACTATGAAAGAATTAGAACAAATTGATTGCACACACTTTCATAAGTTGAATACTATAAATTATTGTATGGTGGTTGAGGAAGTAAGCAACGAAGAACACCCTGTAATTGCTAACGTGCCTGATGTGTTTAATGGTTATATAATTTTAGACCCAACTAAACGTTTTGCAGACCCACGTTACCATTACTATCCTCGTGTGTTAACTAAAATTATTGAAGGTAAAAAGATAATTCCAGAAGTTCCTATTATAGGTTGTTTTGGATATGTCACAGTAGATAAAGGATTTGATTTAATTGTTGCAGCAGCAAGTGCAGAATTTGAAAAATCAATTGTACGTTTTAATCTTCCACAAGCAGCATATGCTGACCAAAATAAAAACTTATTAAATCAAGTTTTGCAACAGTGTCATGCAGCAGCACGTGATAATGTAGAACTTCAAATTACACATAACTTTTATAATACAGATGAATTGATTGATTGGTGCAGTCAAAATACTATAAATGTGTTTCTTTATCAACGGCACATACAAGGTATTGCTGCTGCGCCTGACCAAGCAGTAGCAAGCGGTCGTCCTATTGCAGTATCGCAAAACCCAACTTTTAGACATATTTTACAATATCAAAAACCATATCCTGAAATGAGTTTGCGTGAAACAATTGAAAATGGCGTAGATTATGTAAAACAAATTCAGTATGATTGGAGTCGTGAACGCTGTATTCAACGACTTACAGAAATTATATTTGACAGCGAATAATGGAGAAACAAGTTGAATTACGATAAACCTATTTTTAATGCGCCAATTATTAACAAAGATAGATCACAAGCATTTCAAGATGAGTTTGCACTTAGAGCAAACGGTGGTAACAAAACTTATATTGAAGTAGGTGGCGCACATCCAGACCAAAATAGCAATACATATCAATTAGAAGTTGTACATGGTTGGCGTGGATTTAGTATTGAATTTAACCTACCTACTTATAAGCATTTGTGGGACAATTGCACCGAAAGAAAAAATAAAATCTATTGGCAAGATGCGCTACTTACAGATTATGCATCTGCTATTGGTGAAAATGGGTTGCCAAACACTATTGGATACTTAAGCATGGATATTGATCCAGCACCACAAACATTTGCTGCGCTACAACGCATTATTGAAAGTGGAATCAAATTTAATTGCATTACTTTTGAACACGATTTGTATTGTTCAAATACAGATTTTAACATTCTTGGAACTGAATATCTTACAAGTCGTGGTTACAAAGTTGCAGTAACTGATGTTTATGATAGACAACCTGAAATTCATATTGAAACATGGTTTGTTGCTGATCATATTGACTTTCCACGTATGACCTTTGATGAGTTCAAAGCATCAATATCTTAACATCGCCAATTCTATACCAAGTAGAGGCAAATTATAACTGGCAAGTTTAGCATTATCGCCAGTATAATTTTTTTGACCATTATTGGTGATGCTAACTTTGTTATAATCTAAACCTTTAATGTCACAAAATAATTTTGCTAATTCACTTAGTTTATATTTTTGTTCATATACGCAGTTAATGGCTTTATGTTTTATTTTGTTATCTAATACCAAATCTATTACTTGTGGCAAGTCTTCTAAATTAAAATAATCGTATTCACGGTCTTCGCTAATTGTAAATTGCGATTCAGTTAGCAAACGATTGAAAAAACGATTGCCTTCGCTATAATGTGCTATTCCAAACAATCTTAGATTATAAAAACTTTCATAATTAGCCATGCTACGAGATATAGTGTTCTTAGCGCGAGCATAAAAAGCAGCAGGTTCAACATAAAAGATATCATCTTCATCAGCATATTTGATATCTCGTTGTGTGTCATATTCCATTCCAGTTCCAAAATTAATAAACTTTTGGAATCTATCACGATTACTTACCAAATTCTCATACATTAAAATATTGCGTTCATATAATTGCGCATCCTCGCTATGAACTTGTTCACGCCCATATAAAGCAGCATGAATTACTACATCACATCTATTGTCATTAAAAAATTTCTTTACACTTTGTGCATCTTCTAGATCACAGACACCACGATGTAGAGGTATAATATTGTGTCCAAATTCTGTATAATATTTTACTAGATAACTACCAATAAAACCATTTGAACCAGTAATAACAATTTTCATTATCAATCCTTATTAATTATATATACTATAACACGGATAAAATCAATAAAATGTCACCAGAAGAAAGCCACAATCATAGTTTAATT